GTAGAACTGACGAAGCAGTGCCATTCATTATGTGCCTTCTATGTTTTGATAAATACCGTTACCAAGTCTGGCACGATGGTATCTGCTTAATCTTAGATTTTGATTAGTTACCTGTTGTGAATCCCTGGCTTTGGCTCTTCTAAACTGGCCTTCTGCAAGTTGTGTATAAGACTGAGCAATATCTGCCTTACGAGTAACAGACAGGGCAAAAACAGAAGCCAATCTAAATATTACCCACATAGTAAATGTAGGAGGCCAATACTGAGTTTCTGGTCTAAACACATAGTTTAGAACAACATCATCATCTTCCTCTGCATTGATATAAACATATCTTTCATAAATATCGTAAGACTGAGGAACATCATCAATAGTCACAGTTTGAACTTGTATAACTTCAGGATTAGTGGGCAATGCATACGCAGCATCCCATCTGTCTACAGGAACATCTGAAAGCCTAGATAATGTTTTTTGACCTGTTGCAAAATTCCATGTGTGCTGACCAAGACAATCACTAACAACATCTTCAAATATTGTATTAGCAACAAGTGCTTCATCAGTATTATCTGTAAATGAAGTCAAAGGCTCTAGCCCAATCATGACCATAGCCTTTTGTGCAACCTCAATATCTGTAGATGGAGTTGTTGGCATTAGTAACCTCTACCGCCTTTACGCCCCTTTTTCTTTGTTTTCATTTTTCTTTCCTTTCTTAGCGGCTAGGATTTTCTTTTGAAGTGCAGGTGGAAGAGTCTTCTGTTTTTTAGTTAAACCATTACCACCATTTTTACCCATGTGTTTCATGTTACACCCTTCCCAAGAGTAACGCCCTTACCAAAAGTTACTTTATGGCCTTTAACCATTTTCGTTTTTAGCTTGGGTGAAGGGGCAGCTTTCACTGCCTCCTTCTTTGTAGGTTTCTTAGCCATTATCGGCTATCTGTTGCCAAGCTGACGACATCGCCTGTATCAACTGTGCCACCTGAGTTGCTCAAAACATTAACAATGCCAAAACCATTTGATGAGTTTACGAAGATAACATCTCCTACATTCATCTCTGATGAGGCTTCATTAAAGTAACCAGCAGTATCAATAGTGTTACTATTGTCTGCTGTTGAGACATAGTGCCAAATGTGAAAGCCGTTGCCGCTGTAATTGACAAGAGAAAGATTTGCTTTTGCGAATGCCATAATTCTCTCCTAATTTTTCAGCTCAAGTTCAAAGCAACCTTCAGCATCGATTAAGGTCGCATTCATTTGCATTTTGTTCAATACAAAATATGAGTCCTTATCGTTGTGATATTGCATATTAGAACTTACGTCTGCACCAATAGCATGACCAACAGCACCAGCATGGTAAGCAAAACACTTTTTGTGTGTTGTACCAGCAGCACCTGATCCATTTGTGCCATTAAGACCTGAGAACGGCATCCACATAAAGCCAAGCCAGTTTTTGGCTGTCATGGCATTTTTGAATGGCAGTTCAGCTTCTCCGACATAGTTTGTTCTTGAGAACTCATCAATGTCTAGTAGCTGTGACCACTGTTCCCATCCGACAACAACATAACGCTGACCATCATCAGGAACACTGTTATTGCCAAAAAGCTCCATAAGACCGAAAGCCCAAGCCAATGTAATACCATTAGATGTTTCATTATGTGTTGAAGTTGTTGCGTCCATAGCCGCAAGAATCAGGTCATCTGTCTTACGACCAAGTGCATAAGCACCTGACTGTTGAGCAACAAGCATTTCGTCATGGTTAATGCGTAGCTGATCTAAATCATCTATCCATTCACCTGCGAAAAAATCCTCAACGGTTACGGAAACATTTGTGTGTGCAATGTTCATAGGAGCGACATTACCGTGTCTCGCCTTGGACGTTGCAAAACCCTTACCGATTTTTTGAAACGTGGTTTTGTTCTTAACACCGTTCACTGTGCGAACAGTATTACGAAGCTTTGACCCCATGCGCTGATACGCCATGTGGACGCCAGATTCAAACTCCTCGATAAAGGAGGTAGAAATAGTTGGTGTTGCCATAACACCCTCCTTTTACAAGTTACACTACATTTGTTCTATCTGGTTATCCATCAACGCAGGGTCCGAAGATTATCCATTGCCTTTGGGCCTTCTAGTAACATTACATTTTCACAACTAAACGCTTTAGAAAATTCACATTATCCATTACGTCTGCTGTACTGAGCAAAACCCTGACGCACTTTTTGAATAAACGCAGGGTCTTTATCCTTCCAGTATTTCGGGTCGTTCTGCATTGACCTTAAATCATCAATGCTAAGAACCTCCTGAAATTCTGTATCGGAAGTCATGTTAAACTGAGGCTGACCATTCAGTTCCATCAGTTCTTCAAATAGTTGAACCATACCAGCAGAAGCTGGAATATTAGCAAATACCTGATATGCATCTTCACTAAGATTCTGATGCGCCCATGAATCTGCTCTTTCTAAACGTTTGTCAGCATACTCGCCAAGAGCTTCTGACTCTACATTCCAATCAGGTCCACGAGTAGCATCTACTTGTATATATTCATTCATAAGCCCATCAAATTCTTCTTGAGATAAACCATAAGAATGTGCTGTGGCACGAAACCAATCTACCATAGGATCATCATCTGCTACAGAATACTCTACACCTTCTGGTGCATTAAAGTTCAATTCATAATCGGCAGGGCTAATAGGCGCACTGCTGGTAGCTTCCTCATTGAGTTCACCAACAATTTGATTGCGTAGTTCTTCTTTGCGTGTGTAAAAAGCACGTTCTAATTCCTGATAGCTATTCGCTAGTTCTTCTGGACGCTCAAACTTCTCTGGAAGCCAATCAGGTCTTTCTTGAGTAACTTCTTGAGGTTGCTCCGACTCTCCAGCCTGAACCTCTTCAGTTTGTGCTTCTGCGTTTTCTTGTAGTTCTTCTGACATTAACAATCCCACTTCCTTAGTGCTTTGTTGATACGGCTGTTAGGGTCATTAGCCGTCTTTTTAGATGTAAGCTTCTTTTTCATACCCATCATACGCTTACAAAAGCTTTTACGTCTAGCTGCGGCTTTTGGCGAACGCTTTGCTTCTTTAGCAGATACAGGTCTCTTGATGTTCTTCCCTTGCCTACGAAGGCTTGCTCTGCCTTTAGCGTTAAGACCTCCTTTTGGGTCTTTGCCTTCCTTGCGTTGCCATGCTGGTGATTTAGCCATCTACGTCCTCGCATAAGTAGGTTTCTTGCCACCACCACTAGGATTGGTAGCACGTTTACGTCTAACCGCTGCTGTCTTCTGTGCTTTAGTCATAGATGCAGCTTTAGATGCTGGTACACATTTTGGGTATTTCCTACCATCACCCATTTTTCTACCACACTTTGGATGACTTCCATCTTTGTTCTTGGTAGATATATCACGCCAATCTTCATTAAACCACTTGGTTAGACTCATGCGTATCTGCCGCCCATTTTCTTATATTGCTGAACAAGCTGACCTGATGCATATGCACTAGGCCATTTCTTTACTCTTGCCTTTACTATAGCTTTTGCTTTTGCATATAACTTTGGATTCGTTGGTTTACCAGCCATTACTTACCTACCTTCTTCATAGCCAACTTGTGTGCCTGTGTGAATGTGCTGCCATCCATCATTTTTTTTGTCATAAAATCCATGTGCTTTTTGGTATGATGCTCAGAGTGACGCTTCATTGTAGCTTTCTGTCTTTTTGTAAGTTCTTTAGTCATGCTGCTTTCTACCCTTTTCACACCTAGCTTTCATAACCGCAACCACCCATCTAGCACCTTCAGCATGAGCTAGAGTTTCGATTCCAGTTCCCGCAGGATATATGTTATTCGTTGTGATCGACTCCAAGTATTGTAAAAAATCTTTTCCGATACCGCTGCCGAACAAACCATAGGCCTTACTATTAAGGTCTTCGTCAACTTCTTTGCGATACCCACGACCATCGATTGAGACATTTATTTTCTCCTTCATTGCGGCATTTGTCCTTGCTGCATTAACTGCTGCAACATTTGTACATTGTCCTTAACTTGGCTTTGTTCCGCTAGAAGTTCTTCTTTAATACCAAACTTTTGTGCTAAGAAGCGTATAACCATTTCTTGATTATACAGAACAGGAGTAATCTCAGGCCCGAAAGTGGATGCAACAGTTTGTTGGAATCTTACAAAGTCAGAAACGTCTTGTTGGTCTTGCGCTCTGAGCAGGGGAGAAACTGGCACGATACGCAATTCACGACCATCCACCTTCGGGATGTCCAACAGTCCCTGCTTTGTGTAGATATAGATCAGGCGTTCTACCAGAGGCTGAAGGAACTCTTTTTGCATTCGACCAGCAACAGCACCCATATCACGAGCAACATCAGCAAGCCTTTCGGAAACTTCGGTGGCCGATAGTGGGGTTCGAGCATTCGGGCGAGTATCAAGTTCATCAATGAATAATGCCTTTCTTACATTACGTCTCATATCATCGATGACAAGTTGCGCTACGTCAAAACGACCAGCACTTTGCAAACTCTCTATGGAAGAGCCAGGGCTTCTAGGTATAAAAGTGCCGGGCTGTATCGTAATGTTATCAGGGTTAAAAACGCCATCATCATCGTAGACATAAGAACCAGCAATAGCCATTTCAGCATTTTCAAGAATCAACTGTACTGTTAAATTTAATGTTTTAATCGCTGGCATTGCTTGCAGAACAGGACCACGACCCCATACTTCAAAACCTGACTTAGACCAGCGTGTTGTAATCCAAGGTTGAGAACCACGACCCTTGAGCCTTTCTTTAATCAAAATACAGTTATCTGTTTCTGAAATAAGATAGTAAGTATACTCATCCTTAAACTTATCCTGTTCATCATAAACAGTTGCTTCAACAATTTTTGTTTTGCGTTTAGGATTGCGCTTTTGCTCACTAGCCATTTTTTCAGTATATTTAGCTTTTGGATAGCGATGTTTAACTTCAGTAATATCCATATAGTCATTCCAGCGAAACCAGTCTGACACACCATCCATGCGGCCCGGAAGCAAAGCCAAATTAGTAGGAGGGACAGATGAGAAGTGTAAGTCACCTTGAAAGCGACCTTCTTCACACAATAAGTTCATTGTACCTATACCAAGGTCTTGCAACCCCTCATGCATCTCAGCATTAAAGTTTGAGTTACGCAAACCTTCATGCAGCAAGTCTGTTATCTTATCTAACTCTTCTTGCAGGCCAGAACCCATCATTTCTTTAGGAAACTCGGGACCGGGCTGTAATCTAAAAGCACGACCATTTGGAGGAAAGAAACCAAGTTGTAGACGACTAGCAAACTTAGGCAAACCCACAACAGCAGTTTCGTCATAGATATTTTCTGTTCTACGAGATGCTTGAGATTCCTGATAGAAAGACTCACGATGAGGAAGA